CCAAGATGCAAGTGTTCGATAGCGGTAATGTACAGGATATGTGCGGAGAAGATGTATCGTTCTGTTTAGATGCAAAGAAAGAAGGTATGGTAACATGGTGCGATCCACGAATACGAGTGGGTCATGAGAAGACGAGGGTAATCTAATGGCTGGTCTCGTCTTTATTGTAGTGATCTTTGTGATTCTCTACATGTTATATTTTTACAATCCACATCACTAGGAGGTTATTATGGTAAAAGGTAAATTAGAAAGAAAGTATAAACTTATACACAATGGGCGCGAACTCTCCAAAGGTTTGTTGAGTGAAGCAGGCAAGTATGATGCAATGCAGATACTGGTTCAGAAGTTTGATGAAGGGCGTCCAGATGCGATAGACCCTGATGAAGTTGAAGTCATTGACGTAACCAAGGAGAAGTAATGGAAGTGATTATTGGAGCAGCGTGTTTCTCCGCCCTTGGATATTATTCCTATCTTATGTACAATTATTTTAAAGCTAAATGACCGTTCCAGTTTATGATATACCACAGTCACCAATACTGATTGTTGGCTTTCTTGGTATTATGTTCACACTTGTATTATTATACTTTGTGAATCGTGACTATTTTGCATCACCGTTAAATAAAGATAGGAGAAATTAATGGCAGTTCGTTTTAGTATGGGTGGGCCTACCATTGAGTCTCGCCCAAAGAAGACTCGTCAAGGTAAATCAGTGAATACAATTCTTTCCGCAACCAGTCGGAATAAGAAAAAGAAAAAATATCGAGGTCAAGGTCGTTAATGTATTGTCGCATTCGATTAAAAGATACAAACTATCAGGAGTACCATAACTATCGTATTCTTGATAGTTCTTCTTTTGATCGATGCTTAGAGATATATAAACAATATGTTGAGTACAAAGGTTTTGAAGACATTGTACCCATCTTTAAAGAAGAGTTTGAGTTGGATCATTCTGACATCATTGGTTATTATGACGGCAATGAACTGGTTGCATTTACTCTTGCATACCGTTTCAAGAGTGTCAATAGTGTGTGGGCGGATCAATTTGCATGGAATTACAAGAATAAGAAGTTAAGTCTTGGACATGTAGCTAATAAGAGTGAGATTGCATTATATAAAAGATTAGGTTATGATTACTATTATCTGGGTGAATCATCAGATTACAAAGCAAAATTAGACGGATACGAAATTTCGGACTTTTTTAAGACATGGCAAACTACATAGCAAACCTTCCTACAAAGAAGGTATGGGTTAGAAAAGAATACTTGACAGACTTTCAATCAGGTCATGGTGAGTTTGTGGAAGGTTTATGGGTAACTGCAAAATCAATACAGGGTCGTGCGTTTTATTTCGAGACTTATCTTCCTGAGTATGGTGCAATGTATGATAAATTACCAATAAGCGCTTTCCTCTCCTCTCCGAAAACGCCAGATCCCGATATGGATTTGGTCAATCTACAGTTTTGGAACTGTATGGACTATGATTTTACTGTCATAGTGAAACAATTTGTCGCTCCAATGGAATGGGAACTGCGTACAAGACACTTTGGCAATCAAAAAGGACAATACATTTGTACTCTTGATAACTATCATGGTGATTTTGATCAGATTGATGCTTCTACAAGTGAAATGCCAGATGAACATAAGTCATTTAATCTGATTCAATTAAGAAATGGTCAGTTTGCACTGTATCCAAACAACAGATGTCGCATCTACGACACCTCCATGACGCCTGAAAAGGTAAAAACTCCTGACTTTAAAGTATCAACAAGAATTTTTGAAGTCGAGAATGACGTGAATTGGGGTCGATTAGGCGATTGTGACGATTATTTCTGGACAACACCTGATGAAAGAGAGAATGATATTAGTGTAGGTGCTGGAACTACTGATTTAAATCTTGATTTTTATAAAGGAGACTTCACAATTGATATAGATGGACAAGAAAACTAGGTATATTTTACATTGGATTGGTCAATTATCAAAAGTTCGACCAGAATTAGGTAATTTTGCGATATGCCCTTATGCATCAAACTCTAATTTTAAGATTTTAGATGAAAAATTATGTAAAATTATACCAAAACCAGATTTTGATGTTGTAATTTATGTTGTTGAAGATAATATTGAAGCACAATTTCTATATGATGCTGTAGATGACTATAATCGAAACTATCCTGACTATAAATTTATTGCAGATCACGGAAAAACAAAGACATATATACAAAATATACAAACAAGTAACGGAAAATACAATTTAGTTTTGTGTCAACCGAGAAAAGAACTTACAGAAGCAAGAAAAAAACTTGCAAAAACAAATTATTATGATTATTGGGATGAATCTTATCTCAAAGAAGTGTTAGAAGAAGATTTTTCAGAAATAATTGAATAAAATGTCAGAACATTTGATATTAGATGTCTATGATGGGTATTTTGAGGACTTAAATAGTCCAAATTTTCTTCGTGATATCTTTACTCGTGCGATTTTGAAGGCAGAAATGACAATATTGAATGAATATACACATAAATTCACTCCAATTGGTGTTACATGTCTTTTTGCACTCGCTGAGAGTCATGTTTCTTGTCATACTTGGCCTGAATTTGGTCGAATGAACGCAGATTTTTTCACTTGCGGCGAAAAAGACCCAAGAATTAGCGCTAAATATATTATTGACGCTTTAGAATCTGAAAAATATCGAATTCGTGTCGTAAAAAGATAAAAAAAGCGGTATAAATAAAAACAGCAAACTAATTGTGTAAATAGTGTCGTCTAGAACATTCAAAGATATTAACTTATCCTTCAAACGTCATCCTGTGACGAATGATGTTGTTGCAATTCGTGATGAAGACGCTATTAAAAGGTCTGTTAAGAACATAATTTTTACAATTCTTGGTGAAAAACCATTTCAACCTAATTTTGGTTCAGCAATTAATGAATCTTTGTTTGAATTGAGCACAACTTTGAATGAAGTTCGAGTTACAGATGAAATTAAAGCAGCTTTAGCTCTTTATGAACCAAGAATCGGTAACATTAATGCGACTGTTTCACTTTATCCAGATTCAAATGAGATGAATGCAACAGTTCAATATGATATTGTTGGAATTCCTGCCCCAACACAAACAGTAGACGTTCTCCTATTCCCAGCTAGAGTATAATGGCTTTCGGACAATATGTTAATTTAGATTTTGATCAAATTAAGACCTCAATAAAGGATTATTTGAGGTCAAACACTAATTTTACAGATTACGACTTTGAAGGATCAAACCTTTCAATAATTATCGATGCATTAGCATATAATACATACACGACTGCATATAATACAAATATGGCAGCAAACGAGTGTTTTCTTGATTCCGCTACACTTCGAGAAAACGTCGTTGCACTTGCTAGAAACATTGGATACGTTCCAAGATCTCGTAGATCCTCAAGAGCAAGAGTATCTTTCACTGTAGATGGTCTTTTAGATACTTCAACACTCACATTAAACTCTGGCATCGTCTGCAATGGTGCTGGAGAAAATACAAGTTTCATATTTTGTATTCCAGAGGACATTACAATCCCTGTAACGAATGGAGTTGCACAATTTAATAATATTGAAATATATGAGGGTAGTTTTATAACACAAACTTTTACTGTTGACACTTCTTTGTTTAATCAAAGATATATTCTTGATAATTCTTTTATTGACACATCAACAATTAAAGTAAAGGTTAAATCATCATCCTCAGCCACCTCTTCAGTCACTTATAAACAGATTGATAACATTGTAGGAGTAACTTCAACATCAAATTCTTACTTATTACAAGAAATTGAAGATGAGAGGTATGAATTAATCTTTGGTGACAACGTAATTGGTAAAAAACTATCAAATAATAATGAAATTACAGTTTCTTATGTCGTAACTGAAGGAAAAGATGGAAATGGTGCTTCAGAATTCAGTTTTGTAGGAAATATTACAAATCAAGACGGTGCAGCAATCAATTCTGACTTAATTGGTCTTGTTTCAACGGATGAAAAGTCAAGAGATGGTGATGAAATTGAATCTATATCGTCAATTAAATATTTTGCTCCAAGAATTTACTCTTCTCAGTATCGTGCAGTCACGGCATCTGATTATGAGTCAGTTTTAGGTTATATTTACCCCAATGTTGAATCTGTAACCGCTTTTGGTGGTGAAGAGATGTCTCCACCTCGTTTTGGAAAAGTTTTCATCTCAGTCAAACCTCGAAATGGTGATTTTCTATCAGATGAAACAAAAAGAGAGTTAGTACAAAGATTAAAGAGTTATGCAGTTGCTGGAATTGTACCAGAGTTCATTGATTTGAAATATTTGTATGTTGAATTGAATACAACACCATATTATAATCCAAGTTTAAATGATGATCCAGATAATCTTAA